CCTGGTATCGTTTTAATAAGCTGTGTGTTTTCTGCTATTGAGGCACTTAAGATATCTTGTAATTTAGGTGAATCACCAAATACATCAATACCATGAATTCCTAATGGTTTCATAGTTGACGTGAATTTTTTACGGTTGTTTAAGTTAATCGAATTAATAAAGCTGGTTGCTGTGACTGTAACAGCTCCTAGGAATGCCGCTGAACTCCATTTCTCGGTTAATTTAGTAAATGCGGCCATTATGTCATCAACCCAAACTATTGAGTCGCCTGTATATTGAGGTTCAAGATCTCTAACGAGCGGCATGATCTTTTCGTTTATGTCTTTCTTAATTGCATGTACCAGCTTTTGTAACTCCGCATTAAACCCAATAGCTGACCTAAGGCTTGGTGTTACTGGCCGCGCCTCTTTACGTGGTTGACCCTTAACTGATTCTTCAAGGTGGGTCTTAGCTATTTGTTGTGATGTTATCATTTAATATCACCAAATAAGTCGGCATTTTCTTGTTCTTCTGTTTGTTCTATTTGCTCATCAGCAAACTGGTATTCCTCATTTGCCTGTAGGTTTTTCTGTACTTGCGATACCTGTACTGCACCATTATCTAAATAAATCTGATCTTTCTGTGCTTTAATTAATTGAGCTTGAGCTGTTTCTACCTGATTTGGTTGTTCAAGAACATTCCATATGTAATCGTAATCTTTAGGCATTTGGCCTACCGCAGATCTAACTAGTACCTGGTCAAGGTACGACATAGGAGTACCAAGCTGTATAATCTGGTCGCCCCTGATATTATCGTAATAATTCTTAAGGTCGCCTTCGCCGGTAGCGTTCATTCCCTTAGCGCTTGTGCCAAATAACTTAGTCATTGGTATTCCAGAGCAACCCGATAACCAGACCATTAATGTTTCTAATGTATCAGATACCCCGGTAAGATTTAATGTTTGTCGCTCAAATGTTTCATCAGCATCAAGTAAAGCCAGGTTAACAATTGACTTCATTTGGGAAAATAATGTATCATCATCTTCACCGCTTGCTAAGTCATCAGATAGCCCTTGCCGTGTTATTACGTCAACGTTTGCCTCCTGCATTAATTCGGCTATACCGCCTTTGGCTGATACCGTATCATGTAAATCTTCCAAACACTTACGTAGCTCTGAATCACCAAAGCCGCTTGTCTGAGCCATAATTCTGCGTGGTAACTTTGCGCCATTGAATCTTGCTATATGTGTCCAGTGGATAGCTTGAGTACCACCTTGTACTGTATAGAACTCAGGCATCAGGTAGTTTTCAGCAAGGATGTTATATGTGTTTATTGTTTGTGGTGACATCTCCCATCGGTCTAATACGATTAATCGTTCTAATCCACCTTTCTTAATTTTGTTAATATTTAACGGTTTAGCTAAATCTTGATTGGTCATCATCAATATTCCTGACCCACCATATAGCCTAGCCCAGCTTAGAGCTTCAGAGCATGCTACCTGCATGTTAAGACGTTTTTCTTCAAGAGCTATCTCTTCAGCTTGCTTGCATTTTATAGTACGCCACTCCCTTGTCATATCTTTAGCAGGGACATCTACTATTTGACGTGCTATCCAATTTGTTTGGTATGCTGCATCAAGCTCAACATAGCTATTTAGCAGATCATAAACAAATGTGTTATGGCTACGTTTGCTCTTTCAAGACCGTCAACCGGTTTAGCTAATTTCACTACTTTGCTAGCTTTCTTCACAACATATCCCTTAATGATGTATGGTTGTTATGTAGCATATTACTAATTGCGTCACACATTGGATCTATTTGATCGTCGTAGTCGTGCGCATCATCAGCTGTAAATGCCTCACATTCGGCTATAAAATCATTAACCCATGGTGCATCCATAGGTAGCTTAACATAACCAGATTCAATAAAACCGATAACGTCCTGAACTCTAGTCACCTTATCAATACTTCTCGGTATCGCTTTAACAGGTATCTTAGGCTTTAGCTTCTTCTGCATTCTTTGAATTAGCTCAGTACCACTTGATTTATCTTCTATACCGAAATATCTTAATCTGCCATTTTGTGATAATTTCTGCTTATTCCAGAAATCAGGAAATCTTACCTCTAATTCGTAAGCTTCAAATTTATCTCGTAACATGTCAATTAAATATAAATTACCGTCTTCACCTAGACCCCAGCACTCAGCAACCTGGTAATCGTTAGCCTCTCTCTTCTTTTGAGCAGTATCACCAAAGCAGCACCTGTATTTCATTTTTGGTAATTCCGTATATCTACCGAACCACTCACCTTTAATTATTTCGCCACCAATAACTTGAGGATTCTGCTGATATAGACTTTCCCAACTACTAGACCCCATTAACCCCTTTCTCTCGAGTAAAAATGGTAAACTTTTATGTTCTGGGAATAATGGTATTCCAGCCTTTCTATTTTTTTCCTTCTTTTCGGCAATAGCTTGGTACTTTAATACATTTAAGTCAGGATTTCTTTGCTTCAGCCTACCCACAGGATCATCTACATGCCACCTTGTTAATATAACTAATAGCGCGCTATCCTCGCTAAATCGTGTAAAGAAGTCATCAGTAAACCATTCCCAGACTGCATTCCTGTTTGTTATTGAATTTGCTTCAGCTCGCCCTTTGATAGGGTCATCAATTACACCAAGATCTAATGATTCTCCATTTATTTGCCCTTTCACCGTAGTATTCCTAAAGCTTCCATCGCTATTAACATATTCAATAATGTCTCGATTCCTAAGATAGTCTGAATTTCTTGAATCGCTTAATTTCTGTCCAGGGAAAACCCGCTGATACATATCTGATGAATAAGCTCTCTGTAGTCTTAAATTAGCCCTTATCCCTAACCGTTCTGAAAAAGATGTGTATATCGTTTTATTGTCCGGAGCTTTTCCAGCTAGCCATGATATAAGATCGATAACCTGAAGGCTCTTACCATGCTGTGGAGGAGCTTCTATTACGAGCCTTGGCCTTTCTCCAGCTAAGTATTCATTCGCAAATAAAGTTAATTTTTTAGCAATCTCTCTTTGCCACCATCCATCTTTCATTCTAGGGTTCATTAATTGTCTATATGCGTAGAAATCAGTCCTTGCGCTTCTCGCTTTTCTTTCTATAAGCAAATCAAGTATTTTATTGTTTGATGCCATACTTAGCCAGCTCTTCTTTTAATTCTTCCTCTGATAATTCTCTTACTGTTTTAGGAGACATTGAGCCGTCATCTGACGATAGGTCTGTTCTATCCTTAAGTCCTAGATGTCTTGCTATTATTGACGCGTTAAGTAGGTCAGCAGAGGCTCCAGTTAGCTTCTGTTCATAGAATATCGTTTGGATTTGCTTACAGACTGCAACAAAATCAGGTTTAAGCTTATATTTTCGCCATGTTTCTAGAGATATGCCTATATATGTACATAAGCCCTCTTCAGTCATGGCTCGCATTTTGTTTATTGTTGTTTTTGTTACTTCGCCCTGATAACAGAATACTTTTTCTTCTTTTAGTGGGTTGTCTTCTACGTGTTTGCAGTATTGTAGTCCAGCGTCTAATAGATCTGCTGGTTTTTTGAATATTGGTTTTCTGCCGTGGGAGCTTCTTTTCATCCAGTATGAATTGCCGTACATTAAAGCTTTTCTTTGCTTCTCTGTTAATTTAGTGGCTTTTGAGTTCTTGCCCCCTAATACAGCTGATTGCTTTTTTTTACTAGCTTTCTTTGGCATGGCCTATACTTATAACTATCTGTGATATAGATAATTACAGTATAGGTGTTTATAGTGTGGTGTGGTAATCAAGCTTTGTTATCTTTGCTCCATATCGCTCATAATAAGCTCACTTTTCTTTCCTGGCTCTTCGTCATAGATGAAATCTAGCAATTGCCTTAAATCTACACATCCATAATGCCATCGTCTTTTTGATCGATCTGACGTATTAAGAGATTTAATTTGCTTATGTATTAACTCAACCGCCTTTTCTCTTGTTCTCATTTATTAATCCTACCTTTGTGTTAATAACATACTTTATAGTTATTTCATTATCCTAGTTTACTGATCTTGTATTGTGTTGCTCCACCAAGATCACGGCATGAATTTAGCCCTACGTCCTTTAGAGCTATCTTTACGAAGTTTGTAACGCCTGGGTAGGTGTTTAATGCCATTTTCTTTACAAATGCATCATTTGTTACAAGTTTAAATACTGCGTCTACTATTGCTGTTGACTGCTTCTTAGTCATTCCGCTATACAACATGTGTAGTTTTAGCCCTCTATTGATATATTGAGTATTATCATATCTTATGTCTTTTGGGGCTACAGATACTTATGTCTTTTGGGGCTACAGATATTACACCGGCACACATCATATTAGCCTTAAACAGGTCATATATATCTTTATTGCCTATAGTGTTGGCTGATACATTAACCGATACTAATATTAGAGTTATTGCAATTATTAATTTTTTCATTTGTATTCCCTATCTTTGTTATATTGTTTTATGTCAAATTTCTCTAATTTTTTCACTTTCATCACCATTTTCTATTTTTTTCGTGTGACGCTTCTTTTATTAAGCTATAGATTAGTATCACAGCTATATATGTAGCACCAATTACTAGTATAGATACTATGAGCACTATAGTAATTTGTATAACAGCTCCAAATATCATTATTAATTCAGTCATTTTCCTACCCCCTTAACCATTTATTAACTTTATAAGGTGGTTTATTTCTCTTTCTAGGTGGCTCTCAATAACTTCTTTTGATTTAAAAAACATTTTATTATCCTATCTTAAATATGTGTTAATTGTATTAGTATTAACTGATATACGTAATATGATGGTATGCCTACTATTGCTATTGATGCCAATATCTTGAACATCCCATGTTTTTCTATAAATTAATAATAAAACTGCAGTGAAATACCATATAGATAAGATTATTATTGCTACTACAAGCCCTATTGAGAAGGCTCCTAATGCTATTATAAAGTCAATCATCTTTGATACCCCTATCTAGTTAAATTAATCCCGGTAGTCGATACGATGCCGGGTCAAAGAGATCCTAGCTTTTAAACATGATCTATCAGTTTTTGGCCACTCGCACTGCTAACGAGCTAAGGAGCTTTCGGCCGCGAATACTTTTTCTTTATTACTCATAATCTACCCAATTCAAAACCATTCCTTCTGGCTCTTTGTTTGCGCCTATAATGTAGTTTCTATCCTCTCTTTTCCACTGCCCTATAAGGTTTTCATAATCTCCATACTTAGTATTTAAATTAAAATCTCCGTTAAGGTTTATTTTTATAACTCCAACTTGATGATAATCGTCTTTTTGATCTTTAATTATTTCTTTAGAAAATGTCTTTGCTACTTCAAAAGAAGTATGCGCACCTACTATTTCATGCCTATAATTACCTGACATTATTGATATATATACTTTCATTAGTTTGTTACCATTGATATTGCGATGTATAACGTTACTACAATTATTGATATTGACAAAAACAATCCTCGTGTTACCAAAAATACTACCACTCTACCAAATTCTTCTTTGTCCATTTCGTTTACCCCTTATCGTTATTAGAGAGTATGGAATAGTGGGTTACGTTTGTCAACTAATATGTAAATTATTTATCCAAAACATTAATTATAATGCGTCTTTTATATATTCTAAATAGCAGTGGTGTTACTGAAAGTTGTTTGTCGGTGGTTATTTCACATGCGATTATGTATCTATCTGCTTTTATGCCGCTAGATAATACAACTGTGGATGATTTGTTTAACTCTGTGATTGAGTCTGCATCAATCGTTATATTTCCTGAATCTTCAGTTAATATTTGATTTGTTATGTTTTCGGCTGGTTCTAAAACGCTTGAAAAATCATATACATAATCTAAAACTTCAGCCATGTCCTTTATGAAAATGTTGTCACTCATGTTACAGCTCCGCTATTTGTATTGTTATAAATCTATCAACAACTCTGAATAATTTAGGGGATGTTGACAATCTCTTATCTGTTGTTATTTTACAGTTTATTAGATAGCTAGTATTTAACGCGCCTTTTGATAAAACCACATTAACAGCTTTACTTGATTCAATAATTGATGATGCAGCTATAACTATATCTATTGGCGGTATTGTGAATAATTGGCTTGTTATTAACTCATCAAAATCTAAATATTTACTATAGTCAAAAGTGTAATCAAGCACCTCATCAGCATCTTTAAAGAAGATCTTGTTAGTCAATTTTTGGGTAATTATTACCCGTCTATCTTCTCTATAAATAGGATATCGCCTATTATCAGATTTCATTGAATATCGTCTATCATCAGGCTTTACTATATACCGCCTAAATGGCGGAGTTACAATTGGTATCTGTAGTACTTTTTTTGTAAAATCTCCGTATAAAGCCCTAGTGGTTCCTGACAGCCCTAGTCTGCTTATACTTGCCATTACACTACTACAAAAGCATCACCTGCTGCTGGAGCAAGTGATAAAGTGGTTACTGTTAGAACATTTCCAGTATGAGCTGTTATTGCTGTTGCTTCACCTTTTATTGCTCCTGATGTAAATACTATATTTCTACCTACCGATGACCCCGTGAAAGTTAAATCTGTAGGAATATTTGTTAATGTCGGTACTCCTGTGCATAATCCTGGCTCTATCCCTTTTGCTGATTCACTTAAGTTGGCGGCTGCTATTAAGCTATTTGCAATAGCGGTCATATCAGAATCCATTTTACCATTTACTAATGTTGCTGGTACTCTTGCCTGTATATCTGCAATACCGGCATTATCTGGAGCTATTGTATTTGCA